ATGATGCAGCTTTTGACAGCCAAAGAGTTGGCAAGAGAAGTCCCTGTAGGGGAGCACAAAATAAGGACCTTGGCAAGAACATTTAAAGACTTTCCATGTATCAGAAACGGCACTTTCACTTACTTTATAAAAGAAGACGTGGAAGATTGGCTGAAAGATCAAGCAAAAAACGGAATAAAACTTTAGGAGGACATTATGAGTATTGAGGAAAAGGTAATAAAAGCTACCATTTGGAGCTACCAAAAAGACGTAAGAAGAGAAGTCTTTGAAGCAGCATACAAAGACTGGAGAGAAGAAAAAGATAGGTTAGAGAGAAGGAAAGAAATAGTAACGGCAATAGGTTTTGTTGTATGGGTGTTAATTGCCGGCGTAGCAGTTAGTATTTTGTGAGGTAGAAGATGAGTGATTTAGCAATTATAGTAATCACCATTGCAAGTTTATATTTTGCGTACAAGATTTATAAAAGTTAGAGGTGGAAAAATGATTGGCGAAAGAATAGTAAAAGATGAGATTTATAAAAATTACAGAATTATAGTTCGAGAATTAGAAGGTGGCATGAATATTTTCAGTATGCCGGGCTATTGGTACTGCGGCTATGTAGTGATACCGAAAGACAGTAAATTCTATGGAGTAGACTACCGAGACATCGAGGATAAATTTGACGTCCACGGAGGGCTGACCTTCAGCGGAGAGATTGATGGTATTGACGGATATTTGTTGGGATTTGACTGTGCACATGCGGAAGACAACCCCTATGAGCAAGACGAAGAGTACACTCTTAAAATGTGCAAAAAGTTGGTAAATCAAATTGAGGTGGCAGAATGAGAATTTTTAGTTTACAGGATGAAAAATTTGAAGACATGCAGATGGCTTTAAATGCTGCCATAGTTCAAGTAGGAGAAAAAATAGCAAAAGGAGAATTTGAACAAGGCGATGTCTCCCTTAAATTGAAAATAGGGACTGTAGTTGCACAGAAAGAAGAAACAGTTTATAAAATGCCTGCTTTCACCTACAAGATAGGCACCAACTTGCAAAAGAAATCCGGTATAGACGGCGAAGGAGCCTATCGAGACATGGAGCTAAAGGTGTGTGGCGACATTGTAATTTTAGAAAAAGTACGAAGCGATCAGATAGATATGTTTGATGAGGAGGACGAAGATTGAAAAATTTTGAAGAATTACAGGCATGCATAGTGGATTGGGCGGACACGCATCATCTGTTGTGCGAAGAAAATGCAGAGAAGCAATTTATGAAATTCGTGGAAGAAGCCATTGAGTTTAAGACAGAGATGGACAATGTCACAGGGTACCTTTACCGCTACAAAATAAAATATCCCGATAAGAAAATGCCCGGATCTATAAGTTTAAGTCTGAAAAGGAGAATGATGGACGAAATGGGAGACGTATTTGTCACACTCATCATCTTGTGTGAACAGCTGAACATTAGCCCGCAGACTTGCCTTGCAATGGCATACGACAAGATAAAGGACAGAAAAGGCAAAACGATAAACGGGACTTTTGTAAAAGAGGAAGATCTATGAGCATAAGCAAGAAAATAGAAAGTAAATATCTTTCAGATATTGAGGACGGACATCACAAGGCAAGAATTGAAAGTTGGCCTTTTTTCACAAGGCTTGTAGAAGACCTGACATTCAGCGATGTCATGGACTATCACTACTACGAAGAAGCGGAAGTCTTGGTATTTCTCCTTGCAAACTACGACAAAGTTTTAAGGATAAACATTTATGGCGACAGCTTGCAAGCCTGCACCCGTGACATAGTGATGCAGACACAAGCCTTTATAAGTCGCAATGAAAGATACTAATCATCACAAGAAGTATATCACGAAAATCACGAAAGGAGAAACTATGGAAATCAATATAAACGTAAAATTTGAAGACAGATTTATCAAAGTGTTGGAAGGCCTTGGCAAAGTGTATGCAGTCATCCAACCCGACAAAATAGACGAAGACAGACAAAGAGCAATAGATGCCGTAGAAGAAGTACAAAAGACGGAAGTAAAAGAAGAAAAGAAAGAAGCGCCCACAGAAACAAAAGCAGAAACAAAAGCAAAGGCTGAACCAAAGGAAGAAAAAGCCACTTACACCTTTGAAGAAATACAAACAGCCTCTGCAAACCTGGCACGTGGAGGCAAAAGGGCAGAGCTTGCAAGTCTTTTAAAAAACTTCGGAGTATCAAGCCTACCCGAACTCAAAGAAGAAGATTATCAAGCCTTTGCTGAAAAGCTAAAAGGCTTAGAGGGATAAAATGCCCACACATCACGCAAAGTTATCGGCATCGGGGGCACACAGGTGGCTTGCTTGCCCCGGATCCGTAGCACTTGAAGAGAATTTACCCTACACCACATCGGAGTATGCACAGGAAGGCACCTTGGCACATACCTTGGCGGAAATCACACTAAAGGCAAGGCTTAAAAACAAAAAGCCTACAAAAACGCAGCTAAAAAAGATAGAAGCCTCACCATACTACTCAAAAGAGATGGACGGCCACGTAGAGACCTACACGGACGAGATCATAAAAAGGACACTTGCCTACCCACACGCGCCTTACATCAACATCGAAGAAAGAGTGGACTTCTCAAACTGGGTACCTGAAGGCTTCGGCACCTGCGACTGTGTAATGATTTACGGAGACGAGATGCAAGTCATCGACTTAAAGTATGGCAAAGGAGTCCCCGTAAGTCCCGAACACAACCCACAGCTCATGCTTTACGGACTTGGCGCCTTAAAAGCCTACGGCATTATTTACGACATCAAAAAAGTAAGGCTCACTATTATCCAACCCCGACTGAACTCAGTCCTTGACTGGGAAATCACAGCAGAGGACTTACTCACATGGGCGGGCACGGTGAAGCCAATTGCGGAAGAAGCCTTTAGAGGATCGGAGAGATTATCCCAAGGAGATCACTGCCGCTTTTGTAAGGCCAAGTCCCGTTGCCCCGAAAGGGCAAAGACGATGTTTAAGGGTGTGGAAGAAGTAAGGCCTGTAATGGCCATGGACCTTGCCCTTATCTCAAATGAGGACATTGCAAGATACCTAAGAGAGACAAAGGGCATTGCCGAGTGGATAAAGGACTTGGAAGAAGAAGCCCTAAGGGCAATCCTCGCAGGGGAAGAGATCCCCGGCTACAAAGCAGTGGAAGGAAGGTCCATCAGAGCCTTCAAAGACACGGAAAAAGCCATGGAGCTGTTATTGGCTCAAGGCTACGAAGAAGCAATTTTGTACGAAAAGAAGCCTCTTAGCTTGTCAAAGTTGGAAAAGCTAATTGGCAAAAAAGACTTCGGCGAGATCATGGGAGACGAAATCGTAAAACCCCAAGGCAAGCCGACTTTAGTAGAAGAGACAGACAAAAGACCTGCCTATGTCAAGGACTTAGGCTTTGAAAAAATTAATTAAGGAGAAATATTATGGCACAAATCACAACAAGACCTGTAAGACTATCGTATGTAAATGTATTTGAACCCAAGATGACACCTCAAGGAGTGGAAAAGTACTCAGTTACTTGCCTACTCCCAAAGAGTGATGCAAAGGGATATGAAGAGCTAATGCAAGCAATTCAAGAAGAAATCGCGGCAAACAGAGACACAAAATTAAAAGGAGTGGCAAAGCCGAGACTTCCAATCCATGACGGAGACGGAGTTTCTCCCACGGGATCGGAGTACGGACCGGAGTGTAAAGGCCACTGGGTATTCACAGCTTCAGCAAATGCGGAATACCCGCCGACTTTGGTAGACAAACAAGTTAAACCTATTATGGACAGAGCGCAAATTTACTCAGGCTGCTGGGGACATGTGGCACTTTCCATCTATGCCTACAACAACCAATCAAAAGGCATAGGCTTCGGCTTAAACGGCATTCAAAAAGTGAGAGACGATGAGGCCCTTGGTTTCAGCTTCAACGCAGATGAAGCCTTTAAGCCTGTAGAGTCTGAAGGAGAAGTAGACCCCTTGACAGGACTACCTCTATAAACATGCAGGGGGGGGTCACGGTTTGTGACTCCCTTTTTTAAAGGAGGACACATGAAAAACTTACAAATAGAGTTCACATATACACTGAACTTGGAAATAGAAGATGAATATGTAGACGGCTATCTTTCAATCCTATCCGCAGAAACACCTCAGCAAATCAAGGCTTTTATAGATGACGGAGTCTATATCCAAAACAAAAAGCAAAGCAGTAAGGTCACAAACTTCAAGTACAAGGTAGAAGACCTATGAAGGACCTGTCAATAGATATAGAGACCTACTGCGAAGTAGACATAGGCAAGTCGGGTCTTTACAAGTATGCCCTGGATGAAAGCTTTGAGGTCCTTCTCTTTGCCTACTCCGTAGACTTCGGAGAAGTGCAGATCGTAGATTTGGCACAAGGGGAAGAGATCCCGACTGAAATCTTAAAAGCCGTGGCGGATGACAAAGTAAAAAAGCACGCCTACAATGCAAGCTTTGAGTACAACTGTTTAAAGGCCGCAGGCATTGAAGTGGGAGACAGAATGGCCTGGCATTGCACAATGTTTCATGCCATGTACCTTGGACTTCCCGCAGGCCTTGCAAACACGGGAGAGGCCTTGGAGCTTCCCGAAGACAAGCAAAAGCTGAGGACGGGAAAAGCCTTAATCAGACACTTCTCCGTCCCCTGTAAGGCCACCAAGGCAAACGGCGGAAGGAGAAGAAACTTACCACACCACGATCCTGAAAAGTGGGCGCTTTTCAAAGAGTACTGCGTACAAGACGTGGTCACGGAAATGGAAATTTATAAAAGGCTTGAAGCCTTTCCAATTCCCGAAAGAGAGAGAAGAATTTGGGCACTTTCAGACGAAATGAACGCAACAGGTGTTGAAGTAGATTTCGACCTGGTAAAAGGCGCCATTGACATAAACGACCGCCTGACGGAAGAACAGACGGAGAGGGCAAGAGAGATTTCAGGCATTGATAACCCTAACTCCGTGGCACAAATACTCCCATGGCTACAGTCCTATTTACCTGAAGTGGACAATGTCCGCAAGGCCACAGTAGAAGAACTGCTGCAAAAGGACCTTCCCGAAGAAGTGAGAGAGTTCTTGCAGCTTAGACAGGAACTTTCAAAGACAAGTGTCAAGAAGTATGATGCCATGATTGACTGTGCTTGCGAAGACCATAGAATGAGAGGCCTCCTCCAAGTCTATGGAGCCAATCGCACAGGAAGATGGGCGGGACGACTTGTCCAAGTTCAAAACCTACCGAGGAATTACATCAAAAATCTTGAGCTTGCAAGGGAGCTTGTAAAAGCTGAAGACAAAGAGACCTTGGAGCTTTGCTTCGGAAATGTGACGGACACAATATCGCAACTCATAAGGACAGCCTTTGTCCCGAAAAAAGGGAAGAAGTTCATCGTCTCCGACTACTCCGCCATAGAAGCGAGAGTTATTGCCTGGCTTGCGGGGGAAGAGTGGGTGAACCAAGTCTTTGCCTCACACGGCAAGATTTATGAAGCCACGGCAAGCCAAATGTTTGACATCCCAATTGAGAAGATAAAAAAAGGCAACCCCGAGTATGCCTACAGGCAAAAAGGCAAAGTTGCTACCCTTGCCCTTGGCTACCAAGGGGGAGAAGGCGCACTTAAAGCCATGGGTGCAGACAAAATGGGACTTACAGACCTTGAACTGACAGACATTAAAGAACGTTGGAGAGCCGCCAATCAAAACATCGTTAGACTTTGGTATGACTTAGACAGGGCGGCAATAGAAGCGGTTGAGTCGGGAGAACCTAAAGAAGTCCGTGGACTTAAACTCACCTACATTGTAGATCCTATCTACGACTTACGCTTTTTAGAGATAAAACTTCCATCAGGGAGATCCCTTTACTACCCGAAGCCACATCTTAAAGAAAACAAATTTGGCCGAAGTTCCCTTCACTTTATGGGCATAGGAGTCAATCGGAAATTCCAAGAAGAGTCAACCTACGGCGGAAAACTCACGGAAAACTGTGTTCAAGCCATTGCAAGAGACTGCCTTGCGGAAACACTTTTAAGACTTTGGCAAAAGTACCCTGATGACCCTGTAGTCATGCACATACATGACGAAGTGGTAATGGAGGCAAGGGAAGACATTCACCTGGACGAAATAAATGCCGTCCTTGCCGAGCCAATTCCATGGGCACCTGGCCTTATCTTAAAAGGTGCAGGATTTGAAAGCAGCTTTTATATGAAGGACTGATATTATGACACAGAATCGAAAAATTACAATCTCCGTCGGCGCCGGTAGAAAGTCCACAGACTGGCAAAGACAGGAGCTTTTATACACAGAATTTATAGAAAGACTTAGGACACCTGAGAGGACCTTTGAGACCTATGCCGAGTACATGAAATACCCCAAGTCAAAGCAGGACGACATAAAAGACGTGGGAGGCTTTGTAGGAGGTGCCTTAAAAGGCAAGAGGAGAAAGGCTGCAAATGTAGAGTTTAGAGATTTAATAACCTTGGACTTTGACAATATCGCCAATGGAGAGACGGAAGAAGTCCTACAAAAAGTCATGGACTTGCAGTGTGCCTTTGTCATGTACTCTACAAGAAAGCATTGCCCGGAAAAGCCGAGACTTAGAATAATATTCCCCACGGACAGATCTATGACTGTGGACGAGTACGAACCAATTGCCCGCTATCTTGCGGCGAAAATCGGCATTGCCATGGCGGACCCGACAACTTTTGAGCCTTCAAGACTTATGTACTGGCCATCATGCTCCAAGGACTCCGAGTATGTCTTTGCCTATGAAGACAAACCCTTTGCAAAGGTGGACTTAATCTTAAAGACTTACAAGGACTGGAGGGACATTTCCTCATGGCCACAAGTCCCCGGTGTGGACGTTGGCCACAAAAGGGAAATTACGAGACAGGAAGACCCGACAACAAAACGCGGACTTATAGGCGCCTTTTGTAGGACTTACGATATATACGGCGCCATGGACACCTTTATCCCAAAGGCCTATGAAGAGACGGGAGAAAGCACACGCTTCACCTACCTTGAAGGCTCAACAACGGGCGGAGCAATCGTCTATGAGGACGGGAAATTTCTCTATTCCCACCATGCCACAGACCCATGCGGCGGACAGCTTGTCAACGCTTGGGACATGGTAAGACTTCACAAATTCGGCAACTTAGACGAAAAAGCAGCTGAAGGTACACCTGTAACTTCCCTACCTTCTACCAAGGCCATGAAAGACCTTGCAAGGGCGGACAAAAAAGTCACCGCCACCATGAACGAAGAAAAGCAGGAACAGTCAAGCGAATACTTTGAGTATGTAGATGGTGAGCCCACAGAGGCATCTAAAGAAGAGAAGGAAGAAAAGAAAGAGGACAATTCCTGGAAAGAACACCTGACAATAGACAGTAGAGGAAACTACGAAAAAACCATTGCAAATATAGTCTTAATTTTAAACAACGACCCAAAGTTCAAAGGTAAAATCTTCTTTGATGAGTTTGGAAACCGTGGAATGGTAGAACTTCCCCTTCCCTGGGAAAAAGGAGAAGGGACGAGGATTTGGTCAGATGTGGACGATGCACAATTGACACTTCGTTTAGAGAAAGAGTACGACATTACAGGCAAAGACAAAATCGAAAATGCCCTGAAAGTCGTAGCTTTTAACAACAGGCGTAATGAAGTTAGAGACTATATAGAGAGTTTAGAATGGGACAACAAACCAAGAATAGGGACCTTACTTCACGACTACCTTGGAGCGGAACAGAGTATCTATGCCGAAGAGATTATGAAAAAGTCCCTTGTTGCGGCCATTTCCCGTGCCTACTCCTCACAGGGAGTGAAGTATGACACCATGATAGTTTTTTCCGGACCACAGGGCATTGGAAAATCAACTTTCTTATCGAAGCTTGGCAAAGAGTGGTTCAGCGACAGCCTTTATACCTTTGAAGGCAAAGATGCTGCGGAGCTTATCCAAGGCACCTTAATAAACGAAGTAGGAGAGTTGTCCGCCATGACAAAATCGGAGACGGAAATTGTAAAGCAGTTTTTATCAAAGACCCATGACATTTACAGAGAAGCCTATGGCAAGAGGACAAACAAGTACCCCCGCCGTTGTGTCTTCTTCGGATCCACCAACTCAGAAAGCTTTTTAAAAGATGCCACAGGATCACGCCGCTTTTGGCCCATAAGGGTAGGGGAACTACCCAAAAGTAAAGATATATTCAAAGACTTAGACAAAGAAGTAGACCAAATTTGGGCGGAAGCAAGGTATCTCCACATGTTGGGCGAGCCATTAATACTATCCAAAGAAGCGGAAAAAATCGCCCTTGAGATGCAAGACCTTTATCGTGACGTAGACCCGAAAGAGGGCATGGTCACTGAATTTTTGAGTAAGAGGATCCCCAAGGGCTGGTATGACATGGACCCAAGGGACCAAAGAGCCTTTATGGCAGGCACCTTTAAAGCCATGGAAGAAATCGAACTTGTAGAAAGGGAGAAAGTTTGTGTGGCGGAAGTTTGGCAAGTATGCTTCGGCGGAGATATAAAGTATTTGAAAAAGAGAGACTCCATTGAGATAAATAATATTCTGACCGGAATTAAGGGTTGGAAGAGAAATCCTAAGGCGGTTTATTTTGGACCCTATGGAAGGCAAAGAGGCTTTGAAAGGATAAAAGTCTTAAATTTTGAAGATGCAAAGAAAAAAGCAAAAAAGAGTTGATAAAATACAGGTTTTTAAAGGTTTATGGTACAAACTTTTGAAAAAGTTATCAACATTTCAAAAAGAAGAGAAACAAGAAAATAAAATTCAAATTTATGGTACAAACTCTTAAAAACTTTGTACCAATGAAGAAAATGCCGTGGTACAAACTCTGAAAAGTTTGTTCCATGGCAAATCAAGTAAAAATCATGTGTAGATAGATTATGGTACAAACTATTGACTTTTACCATTGAGTGTCTAAAAGAAGAAAATATAGAAAATAATACACATAAATATCTATATTTCTTTAATTTAGGTATATATAGGAAAATCTTGTTCAGTTTGTACCATAAAAACGAGGTAAGAAATGTTAGAAAAAGAAATAGAAAAATATTTGAAGGATGCTGTGGATAACTTGGGAGGACGAGCTTATAAATTTATTTCACCGGGACAGTCAGGTGTGCCGGATCGGATAATATTTTTACCCGGCGGCAAGATTTACTTTGTGGAGCTTAAAACCGAGGTAGGAAAACTTTCCAAACTTCAAAGACTACAAATTCACAGATTTAAAAAACTTGGCCACGAAGTGAAAGTCCTCTATGGCATGGAAGACGTGAAGGAATTTATTAATGAAATTACAACTACATGAATACCAAAAATATTGTGCAGAAAAAATTTTAAATACGGAGAATTTGGGGCTATTCCTGGACATGGGCTTGGGTAAGACCTTAATCACTTTAACGGCAATAAAGGACTTAATGTATTCCACTTTTGAAATAGAGAAGGCCCTTGTCATAGCACCAAAAAAAGTTGCGGAAGCCACTTGGCAAAATGAAGTCGAAAAGTGGTCCGAGCTTTCAAGCCTAAGAACTTCTACAGTCTTAGGGACGGAAAAGCAAAGGATAAAAGCCCTACAAGAAGATGCGGACATTTACATCATAAACAGAGACAACGTGGTGTGGCTTGTAAACCTTTATAAAAATGACTGGCCATTTGACATGGTGGTGTGTGATGAGTTTTCAAGTTTTAAAAATTCACAATCCAAGAGATTTAAGGCCTTGGCAAGTATAAAGCCACACATTAAAAAGCTTGTAGGCCTTACAGGCACCCCAAGTCCCAACGGCCTACTTGATTTGTGGGCGCAAGTCTACTTACTTGACGAAGGCAAAAGGCTTGGCCCGTCTTACTACTCATACAGGGCAAATTATTTTGACAGTGACTACATGGGCTTCAACTTTACACCTAAGAAGTTCACGAAAGAAGAAGTGACAAAGAAAATCTCGGATATTTGTATCTCCATGAAAGCCGAGGACTATTTGGAGCTTCAGGAATGTACGGAAAATATTATCCCGGTGGTACTTACCCCAAAGGCGGAAAAAGCCTATAAGACCATGGAGAGAGAAGCGGTCCTTGAAATAGATGCTGAAGACGAAATAGATGCCACATCGGCGGCGGCACTTTCAACGAAATTACTGCAACTTGCAAACGGAGCAGTTTACGATGAAAAAAAAGAGGTCCACGAAATTCACAATTGCAAAATCGAAGCCTTTATGGAGACCTTGGAACAGCTTCAAGGGAAGAATGTCTTAGTCTTTTACAACTTCAAGCACGACTACGACAGACTTTCAAAGGCTTTAAAAAAAGCCAAGATAAACTTTAGAAAGTTAGAGACCAAGGAAGACCAAAGGGACTGGAATGAAGGTAAAATCAACGTGCTTTTAACACATCCCGCCTCAAGTGCCTATGGCCTGAATTTACAGGAAGGCGGAAATCACGTCCTATGGTTCGGCTTAAATTGGAACTACGAACTATATGTGCAAGCCAATAAAAGACTTCACAGGCAAGGACAAAGAGAAAAAGTCATCGTCCATCATCTTGTCACAAAGGGAACGAGAGACGAAGACGTAATGGCGGCACTGCGCCACAAAGAAAAGGCACAGACCTATGTACTTGAAAGTTTGAAAGCAAGAATAAAGAAAATAAAGGAGGAAGTATGAAAAACACATTATCGGATTTAAACAACCACTTATTTGCGGAACTTGAGCGCTTAGGGGACGAAGAGTTGACGGAAGAAGAACTTGAAAAGGAAATCAAAAGGGCGCAAAGTATTGTAAATGTTTCAGGAAAAATAATTGACAATGCCGGCCTTGTCCTTCAAGCCGTAAAATTTCAAGACGACAGAATGGACATAGATAAAAAACTTCCCAAAATGTTAGGTAATTGAAATGGGAAAAATCAAAGATTCCATTTGGACAGACGAAGTTGTGGACTATTTGAGAGAAATATATCCCGACTACACAAATAAAGAGATCTCCAAAATGCTAAAGGAGAAATTCGGAATAGAAGTCACTAAGGGAATGCTTCAAAGTGCAAAGATCCGTTATGGGTTTGAGTACAAAAAAGAAAACTCCGGACGCTTTAAAAAAGGTTTAACACCTTGGAACAAGGGACGGCCAATGGATCCTGAGACTTGGGAGAAAATAAAAGGCACCACTTTTAAGAAGGGGAATGTTACCTGGAACACAAGGCCTGTAGGATCTGAAAGAGTAGAGGTAGACGGGTATGTGTATGTGAAAACGGAAGAGCCTGACAAGTGGGAACTGAAGCACCGAGTAGTGTGGGAAAAGCACAACGGCAAGCTTGAAGAAGGATTTAATGTAGTCTTCTTAGACGGCAACAGACAAAATTGCAGCATAGAAAACTTGCGAGCGGTATCAAGAAGACACTGTGCCGGCATGAGCAAAAAACAACGGTGGAAGGTAGGAGAGCCTGAAATAGTCGATGCAAGCATAAATTTAACCATGCTTGAATCAAAAATTCATCACATAAAGAAAGGACGGGACGATGAGCGAGGAAAAGTGGAAGACTCCTAAAGATTATTTGAGTCAGATAAAAGACTTGGACAATTTAATAAATACCAACTTAGAGTCCATCTCTACTTTAAAAGCAAGGCTTTACCGCACCTCTGTAGAACTCAAGGCGGATAAGACTTCAGGTGGCAGCTCCTTTGACTTCACGGAAATAATTGCCAAGATAGATGCCATGGAGCATGAGGTTGACAAGGAAGTCGACAGGCTTGTGAGATTAAGACAAGAGATTGAAAGTGAAATTAAAACTCTTGACAGCAATATACAAGTGTTGGTGCTGATTAATTATTACATCATCGGCAAGAGTTTGATTGATATTAGTCAGGAGTATAACTACGGGCAGAGTTACATTAAGAGGGTTCATGGGTGGGCTCTTGAGGCTTTTAAAGAGAAATTTCCTAAAAAATTTGAGTAAAACTGAAAGATGGTACCTTTTTAACCAAAATAACCAATGGAATGTGAGATAATATAAGTGTGAGAATTTGAAGAACATACATTCATATTTTCCATCTAAAATATTTTATTTTTGTTTTTACTTTGTTTCATAGACAAGTAGTAACACCTCCTTTTGAAGACCCCCAATGCCAAGGGGGTTTTTGATATGAGGGGGCGAATAAAAGACCGGGGTATGATGAAGGAACTGATAAAAAGATGGCACCCCCTATTGACAGGTATTTAAAAAAATACAACAAAAATTTTTATAAGACTTATGCTTGGAAAAAGAAGAGAAGAGAAATCCTGGACAGGGACAACAGAGAGTGTCAAGAGTGTAAGAAGCTTGGTAAGGTGAGCCGTGCTACGGTAGTGCATCACGTGAAGGAATATAAATTCTTTCCGAGCTTGGCACTTGATGATGAGAACTTGGAAAGTCTTTGCAGAGACTGTCACGAAGCTAAGCATCCTGATAGATTGAAAAATTTTGAGATTATCAATTCTTATCATGGGGAAAAGTGGGAGTGAGAAAAGCCCCGGGGAAAATAAAACGAGTTTTTCCTGAGCGAAATCGACCGAGACCGACTTCTGGCTTCGCAAGTTTTTTCACTTCTCACATAAGGTGTAATAAAAAACATTTGGTGTAAGGTAAAGTGCAAATTAAAGAAGGTGGTAGCATGAATAAAGAAAGAGAATTAATAAAAAAAGACCTATTGGCCCAATTAAACGAAAAAGGACTTACACAAAAGTACTATGTGTCTTTAGTAGATGACTACCTGGCACTTTGGGACATAAAAAACATGTTAATCGCAGAGATAAAGAAAAACGGAGTGGTAGTGCCATATAACAATGGCGGTAATCAAAAGGGAAAAAAGAAAAACGATGCAGTGCCTGAGTTAAATAAGACCAATGCTCAAATGCTTAAGATACTTTCAGAGTTAGGTCTTCGTGGAGCGGATGTAAAAGTTGAAAATAAAGACTTTGAATTGTAGGTGTGACGTGTGGCAAGAAGAACCTACAAATACCATCCATACATAAATGAATGGCTACAGTTAGTGGAGAAGGGAAAAGTCCACAGTTCCAATGAAATAAAAAAATTAATGAATATAGTTAGAAAGACTTTAGATGATCCTAAAGTCTTTTTTGATTATATACAAGTTGAAAAGTATGTAGAGCTGACGGAGAAATACTATTTTAAGTTAATGCCGGATCAGAAATTTTACGCAAGTATGATCTTAGGACTTTTTTATAAAGACACCAAGCAATTAGTCTTTCCAAGTGTCTTTATAATGGCAGGTCGGGGGTGGGGTAAAAACGGATTTATCTCAACCTTGGCTGACTTCATGCTCACAGAGTATCACGGAATAGAAAAGTATAACGTGGACATAGTGGCAACATCGGAAGAGCAGGCTATGACAAGCTTTTATGAAGTGTACGATAAAATCGAAAGTTTGGGAGAAGACAAGGCAAAGGCACTCTACGACTACAACAAAACACAAATAACCTATAGAAAGACTAAATCCGCCCTGAAGTATAGGACCTCATCGGCAAAGACAAAAGACGGCGGAAGACCCGGATGCGTAATCTTTGACGAGATACACGCTTATGAAGACTATCAAAACATAAAAGTCTTCACAGGTGGTCTTGGAAAAGTAGACAGGCCGAGAAGAATATATATCACCACGGACGGAGAGTTGAGAGACGGAGTCCTTGATGACTACAAGGAAAGGGCAAGGAGAATACTTGATGGCGAGACGGAGCCGAAAGGCTTTTTACCAATCATTATGAAATTGGACAACGTCCAAGAAGTAGGCAAGCCGGAACTATGGGACAAGGCAAATCCGAGAATAAACTATGACGAGACTTTAAAAGGACAAATAATTCAAGAATACGACGAAATGCTTGAAATTGAGTCTTTGAAAGAAGCTTTCATAACAAAGAGAATGAACTTGCCATATGTAAGTAAAACAAAAACAGTTTGTACATGGGAAGACTTAATGGCTTGCTGTGAAATGATAGTTCCGGACTTAACAGGTCTTGAGTGTATAGGCTCAATAGACTTTGCCGACCTAAGAGACTTTGCAAGTGCAGGCCTTCGCTTTAAAAAAGACGGAAAGCAATACTTTATACAGCATTCATGGGTACATGAGAGCAGCCTTGAGCTAACAAACTACAACGTGGACCTAAAAGAAGCAGTAAAAGACGGCGACTTAACAATCGTAAAGAAGTTTGAAAGCCCGACAATACCGCCTGAGAAGTTGGCGGACTGGTTTCTCACACAAGCAGAGGAGCACTCATACTACATCTCAAAGATAAAGTGCGACTCTTTCAGGTACGGAGCGATTAAAGAAGTCTTTGAAAGCAAAGGACTTCCTGAAGTTGAATTAATACGCAGCGGAACAATAAGTCACAATTTAGTGGCTCCAATTATAGATAAGCTTATCACTAATCACGAAATAGCACTTCCGAACAGCAAGCTTTTCAGGTGGTTTGTATGGAATGTCAAGAGAGAAGTAGATAAAAAAGGCAATATTGCCTATTACAAAATAGAACCGATAAAAAGAAAAACAGACGGCTTCTTTTGTCTTCTACACAGCATGATAGGAGACGACTTGGAAGAACCGGCTCCGGTAATAGATTTGCCGGTTTTTATTTATTAGAGAAAGGAGGACCAATGAGTATCAAAACATGGATAATGGGAAAATTCCCTGCACTTTTCAGAGACTCACAAGAAATAAAAATACATGAAGAGTGCCGAAACATAGCTTATGAAAATTACTACAAACAGCTTGCTATTGAGTCGGCAATAAATCTCATAAGCAACACATTGTCACTTGCAGAATTTAAGACTTTTGAAAATGGCAAAGAGGTAAAAAAGAATAACTACTATCTTTTCAACTTAGAACCTAACAAAAACGAAAACTCAATCCGCTTTTGGCAAAAAGTAATAGAAAAACTTGTAAAAGACAATCACGCTTTGGTGGTGATGAAAGACAGGAATTTATATGTAGTGGACAGCTACGAGAGAAAGACCTATGTCACCTACTCCAACAAGTATCTTAATGCAAAAATCGGGGACTACGACTTTAATCAAGCCTTTTTTGAAGAGGACGTCTTTTACTTCGAGCTACACTCAAGCGAAATATTGGCTGTAATCGAAGGCCTTTACGATGACTACGGAAAACTGATTGAGTATTCAAAGGCAAACTACAAAAAAGCCAATGCTCGTAGAGGAATACTGACAATTCCAACAAATTATCCCCAAGGAGAACAGCATCAAAAGAATTTACAACAACTATTGACAGTAAACTTCAAAAAGTTCTTTGATGCGGAAAGCGGAGCAGTGCTTCCACTAACCAATGGGATGACTTATCAGGATTTGACAAACTCCACATATAAAAACTCATCAGACAGTAGAGATATAAAGAACTTGGTCGATGATGTCTTCGACTATGTGGCAGTAGCTTTTCAAATACCGCCGTCTTTACTTAAAGGCGGACTAAACTCAGTCAATGATGAAGTGTGGACAAACTATCTGACCAACTGCATAAATCCTTTAGCAGAGCTTTTGGAGAAGGAAATCAACAGAAAGTACTTCAAGAAAGAAGAATACCTGAATAAAACTTATTTAAAAGTTGATACAAGCATGATAAATCCGACCTATATCATCAAATTGAGCAATACTTTAGACGTTTTAACACGTAACGGAATAAACACCTTGAACGACAACTTACGAATGCTCGGAAGAGCTGAAGTAGACGAAGAAATAGGAGAAAAAAGATATATGACACTAAACTTAGCACTTTTAGACGAAGAAGGAAACTTGAAAGGGGGTGAAATGAGTGGAGAACAAAAAAATTGACTTTAGGCTTGAAGTGGTAAAGAAAGACGCAAAAGCAGTTGTCTACTTGGCAGGTGACATTGTAGACGAAAGACCGAGAGACTGGTGGACAGGCGAACTTGAAGAAGGCGACTACATCACACCGAAAGAAGTAAGAGAAATCTTTGATGAAATTAATGAAGATGAAATTGAGCTGCACATCAACTCTTATGGCGGATCTGTTTTTGCAAGTGTAGCAATTTTTAACTACCTCAAAAGCTTAGACAAGACCATAACCACAGTCAATGACGGTATCTGTGCAAGTGGAGCCTCACTAATTTTCATGGCAGGTGAGAAAAGAATAATGCCTGAAAATACCATGATGATGATACACAGAGCAAGTGCTTTTGTATGGGGCAATTGCAAAGAGTTGAGAGAGCAAGCTGACATACTTGAAAAGCTTGATAACTCAACAGTGATGGCAAACTACAAAAACCACTTCAAAGGCACAGGGGAAGAATTGATGGAACTAATCGACAAAGAAACTTGGCTATCAGCGGAAGAATGCTTTGAAAACGGCTTCTGTACTGAAGTTAAGAAATTTGAAGAACCCGTAAACGAACCTAAAGAAGAAAAACCTGAAGAATTGGAAGAAGTACTTAACCAAGGAATAAAACTTATGCGAAACTTCGCAAATTTAAAATTTAAGGAGACAAAATAGACATGAAAAACTTAGACAACACAATGACAACAGAAAAAGCAAGAGTAGAACTATTTAATGCGCTGAAATCAGACGATGCGGAAGTACAAGAAAAAGCCTTTGCGGACTTTACAGATGCACTTCAAAGCGAAATCATCGAAAGAGCAAATAACACAATCCAAAACGTGGGAACTGAAATTTCAGACAATCAAATCCTTGTAAACAGAGGAATTATGAGACCTTTAACCTCAACTGAAAAGAAATATTTCAACGCAGTTGTAGAAAGAAAAGGCTTTGACAATGTAAACGTAGCTTTCCCGAAGACGATTATCCAAGACGTTTTCAAAAGCCTAAAGACAGAGCATCCTCTATTATCAAAAATTGATATGCAAGATACAACAGCACTTGCTACTTATATCTTTGCTAAACCTAACAAGGCAACAGCTTTTTGGGGACCTATCTGCGAAGATATAAAACAAATGATCTTAGAAGGCTTTAACGAAGTAAATCTACAATCCTCAAGACTTTCAGGCTTTGTTGCAGTATGCAAAGGAATGCTTGAACTTGGTCCTAACTGGCTTGCAGAATATGTGACAACTTTAATCTACGAAATTATGGCAACTTCACTTGAGCTTGCAATTGTAGCAGGTACAGGAAAGAACCAACCTATCGGTATGATTAAGAAATTATCCGGTGCAACCGACTCAGTATATCCTGACAAAGACAAAATCGCCCTTACAGAATTAGATGCTAACTCTTTAGTGGGAGTAAGAGCTGCACTTGCAAAGGCAAAATTAGACGATGCAGGAGTGGCAATTTTAGTAAACCCTGTTACTTACTGGGCAAAAGTCTTTAAGAGCCTTGTACTGAGAACACCTGAAGGGGAATTTGTAAAAGACAGACTGTCAACAGGCGAAGAGATTATCCAATCTTACGCAGTACCTGAAGACACACTTGTAATTGGTAACCCTAAAAACTACTTCTTAGGTGTATCAGGAGAAACAAGACTTGACAGATACGACCAAACTTTAGCTATAGAAGATATGGAACTTTACATCGCAAAATTCTACGGCTACGGCCTTGCAAAAGACCCCAACGCTTTCTTTGTAGCAAACATTAAGGGAGTAAAGGGAGCAACAGTTCCTGAACTTGAAGTCTTTACAGAAGCTACACCGTCTGTATAAGGAGAAGCCATGAAGGTTAGAGCATTAATCAGATTTAAAGACACAAAAGAGAATGTAATACGTGAAATTGGAGACGAGTTTATCGTCTCCAGCGCACGTTATGACGAAATGAAAAAAGCAGGAAGATTTGTAGAAGCGGTAGAAGAACCGAAGGAAGAAAAGAAAGAAACTCCTAAGAGAAAAGCATCAAAGTAGGTGGTCTTGTGAATGACTTACAAAGCCTTGAAAAAAGGATGAAGACATTTTTCAAATATTCAATCAATGAAGAGGACGACTTGAAACCCGTAATTGAAAACGGAATTTCAAGGATTCAAACATTGACAGGTACTGAAATAAATTTTGAAGAGAACAGAGAGGCCTTTGTACTCTTACAAAATTATGTCCGATACTCAATAAACTATGCTGAAGAATACTTTGAAGAAAATTTCCACAAGGAGATACTGAGACTTTCACTAATCGAAGGAGTGAAAGCAAATGAAACCTAAAGATAAAAAGATGATGGACGTTCAAAGAGTCATGAGGGATCCTATAATCTTCAAAAAGAAAATCGAAGAAAGGCCTTTTGACGACTTGGACAACTATGTAAATTACAAAATAGTCTATGGAGAGATAAATAACTATAGGTCAAGGATAGTCAATCAAGCACGAGCCGAAAACACGAAGGAATATATCGTGGCGATTATAAGGTACCGTACAGACCTTGACGAAACCTTAAAAATGGAAATTAAAAGTAAAGACTATCAGATAGAGTCAATAATTCCACTAAACAACGAAAATCTATTCCTTGAAGTTACAGGCTACAGATACAAAAATGACATGGACGGTGATTTCAATGGCTAAAATGACAATGACTTCCCAAGATACAGTGGATCTAAGCTCTTGGCTAAGAGAAATTGAACTTGATACCGGAGAATACGGTATAGAAGTTATAGCCGAGCTTGGAGACATCACCAAGAAAGAAGCAGAAAAAGAGTTAAAAGCTATTGAGAGAAAAGGAAAAATGTACGACAACAGAACCGTGCATATGTACCAAGACGTAATTAAAACTAAACAAAAGAAAGGTCTTGTAGCAGTAATAAAAGGCGGAAAAGAGACAGGCACACTGTGGTATATAGTCGACTAAGGGACTTACCGTTCAAGGCCACATCACTTTATAGGCAGAGTCTTGAACACGGTGGAAGGACAAATTGATAAAGTCTTGGACAAAAGGGGTGCAAAGCTAAATGATTGAAAAAGTATATAACATTTTAAAAGAGTTCGGCTACCCTACCAAGTACCTGATAAGACCTAAATTTGAAGGTAGACAAAATGTAGTAATATCTTTCCACGACTATAACCGAAGAGGCGCCTATTATGGAGATGGCAAAAGAAAGCAGTTCACTTGTAACTTACAGGTGGACCTTTTTTATAAGCGGTCAATAGGTAACCTGGACAAAGAAATAATAAAAAAATTAGAAGACAACGACTTTAAATTCATAAGTAGCGGAGATTATGACGACACTTTAAACGGTGTCAGGCTTTATCACACAATACTTGAATTTAATTATTTAGAAAGAGAGGTTTAATATGCCTGGTAAAAATAATGAAACAATAAAAATAAATTGTAAAAACTTTCATATAGCCTTTTGTGCAGAGGTGGACGGAGTAATTCAATACGAAAAGCCGCAGCACATAGTAGGCTTGGAAAAAGTTAGCAGATCGGCGAAAGTTGCAAATGGCGGTAAATATGGGGACGGAGTTCTACGCTTCAGCGTAAACAAAAAGACAGCATACGAACTTACAATAGATCACAACTTTATACCTTCAGCAATTAGATCACGCATGGAAGGGACAACAATCACTGCAAAAGGAGTAGAGTACGCATCATCTAAAGACACTCCCACACCTTTAGCAGTAGGCTGGGAAACGGAGCTTGAAGACGGAACGTCACAATTCATATGGTTTCTGTTTGGAGTAGCACAACCTATTACAAATGACATTCAACAATCGGAAGACAATATCAACTTCACGTCTGACAATATCGCACTTACCATGATGGAACACAACTCACTAAAGAGATACTACACCTTTGTAGACACTTCCATTAAGGGCAATGAAGAGATAACGGCGGACAAATTCTTCAGTCAAGTACAAACAGGAGACGAAATAGTACAAGCAACGGGTGCATAAGATGAGAATAAAACTAAGACCGATAGAGCCTTTAGAATTAGAATTTCAAGACGGCACAGTAAAGACAGCTCTTTTTAATAACGACTGCTTCATCATCTATGAAGAAGAGTTTGGAGAGCTGTCCAAAAATCTTGAAGAAAAAATGCAGGAAGCTCCCTATAGGGAGATTTCAAAAATTCTATACTGCGGACTTAAAGCAGTAGACCCTAACATCACACTTGATGAAGCCCTTGAAATGACTTACATGGGCGGAATGGAGCTTGTGATGGAGATAGCAAACAGCGTAGTTAGAAACTTCGACATAAGAGGTAACGAAGAAAGTAAAAAAAAATTCAAAGCAATGATGGAGAAGAAGATGGATCCCCAGGAGTGGAAGGAACTTCAAAAGGCAATTGGGATTTAGAGAACTTTTGGGAGTACCTCTATTTTATATATGTGATAAAGCTAAATAGACCGGAAGAGGAATTTTTTAAATCTACTCCGGCAAAAGTAATCAGAATGATTGAGCTTGAATACCAAAAGTATGACTACCTTCCCGATAAGACACAAAAGACTACTACAAGGGAAGTGCAGTCAATAAGAGAATTTTTAGAATGAAAGAGGTGAGCAAGTGGCAAAAAACTTTACAAGAAAAATAAAAATCGCCTTTGACTACAATGACGTCAAAGAAGGAGTTAAGGCGACCAACAATCAACTGAAGATGCTAAACTCCGAGTATAAAGCTGTGCAAGCCGAAACAAGAAATACAGGTAAGGCTATAGACATGCTCGGCAATCGTAAAGATTACTTAACTCAAAGAATAAAAATATTAAACGGCTCCCTCGAAGAATACAAAAAGAGACTTGACTCAGCCAAAGAAAAAGAAAGTGCTCAGTCAGTGGAAAAATACACCACGGAAATAACAAAGGCGGAGCAAGAACTTAGAGCATTGCAAGCCGACCTTGACGGAGTCAATAAAAAATTAGACGAACAGAAAGGCTTTTTAGGCAAGTCAAGAGACGAGTGGGAAAGCCTGTCAAAGAAGCTTGACAGTACAGGCAAAGACCTCAGCAAAAAAGTCACCGCTCCGATAATGGCGGCAAGTGCTGCTGCTTTTAAGTTAGGCGGCGACTATGAGCAGGCCATGGGCAAGATGGAGCAAGTCTTCAAAGACAACTCAAAAGAGATAGAAGAGTGGGCAAAAGGAGCAATGGACAACTTCGGACTGTCAAGACTTTCAGCCACGGAAATGGTGGCGGACTTCGGAGCCATGTTTGACACCTTCGGTTTCAACATGCAAGAGACCACCAAAATGTCACAAGAAATGACAGAAAGAGTCAGAGACATTGGAGCCTTTTACAATACCACGACTCAAGAGACGGCCGACGCCTTAAATGCGATCTTCACAGGGCAGGTGCAGCCCTTGAGGAAGTTCGGGGTAGTACTTACACAAACTGCGCTTCAAGAGTATGCCCTTGCAAAAGGGATAAATAAAAAAATGGCGGACATGACGGAAGCTGAAAAAGTACAACTCAGATACAACTTCGTAATGGAAAAGACGTCTATTGCAGTAGGGCAATTTAAGAGAGAGCATGACAATGCCTCAACACAATTAGAGTCTTTTAAAGAACTTATGAAGGAGATAGGCACCACCTTCGGAGAAACAATAATACCCATATTCGGACCACTCCTTGAAAAAATAAACAATGCCCTGAAGTATATAGCAGGTTTGGATGCAGGCACACGGAAGTTTATAGTCACTATGGGCCTTATGGCTGCCGCAGTAGGACCTATACTCATAGGAGTGGCAAAGGTAATAGATGCTGTAGACACTGTAAATAAGACAACAAAGACAGTAGGCAAAGCTATTAAAGGAGTAGGTAAAGTAAGCAGCCTTTTTAATAACACGCTTGAAAATGTAACATTCGTAAAATGGGCAAAATGGGCAGCATTAATCATAGCTGTAGCTATTGCAGTTGCCATCTTAATTGATAAAATCAATGAACTTAGAGGAGCGAAAAGCAATACTGCTGAAACACTACAAAGCCTTGAAAATATTTCAGGCAACCTTACAGGCAGAGTCCGTGGCGGAAAAATGAGGGCTTATGCTGTAGGCTCAAAATACATTGAGTACGACCAAGTGGCGGTAATACACAAAGGGGAAGCTGTAATTCCTGCGGATAACAACCCATGGAATAAGAACTCACAAAACCCCTTCACAGGTGGCGGAGACATTATCTTAAATGTCAATTTAGACGAAGTGGGGGAAGTCCACAGGCTGATGGAGACAGTAAAGAGAGCGAGACAAATGCAGAGAGCAGGTGTTGTAGATGCCTAAAATTAGAATAAATCCGATAAATATAGATGGCTATCAAAGCGCAGCTACTAAACTCACTGGGCGCTGGGTTCAACAATGTATTGCTTGGGTCACTGGTACAAACCAATGTACCAGTTGGAGATGGGTTTTTGATGAAAATATTACATCATACCGAAGCAAAAGCGATACATTAATTGATAAAATGGGCTTTAATTTTAGTAATGGTTTAGGAAGTTATGTGCCTGAAAATGCCTATATTACAGGATTTAATATTTATTTCAACTTATTAAATGGTGAAATCGGAGCAAATAAAGTTTTTGAAGTTTATATAAATAATCTAACATTTGAAATAAACAACACAAACAAAAAAGGCTGGAATAAACTTTCAATAGAGGGGAAAAATGTCCCTGACTTATCAAAAACAAATCACATAGACATAGATTTTAATAACCCTCATATGAGAGATAGAAGATTTATTACTAATACCGTTTATTCACCTGGTGACCCGCACGACTTTGCGTATGAATATTACATGCCTGACCATTATGTATGTGAATACTACAACCTATCAAGCTCTTATCCACCATACATTGAAATAGAGTACCAATACAACGCACCTCAAGCTTCAAACGACCTTAACCCTAACGGAGTAACTGTAAATCCGAGAGGACCGTTACGTTTCTCCTGGAACTCACTTATAAATCAAAAGCAGTTTGAATTTCAATATCGTGTAGAAGGTAAAGACTGGTCAACTCCCGTAGTAGAAAAGACGGCTAACAGATACTACGACATGCCGTCAAACACCATAAGAGAAGGCTCAGGTACTGTTGAGTGGCGAGTTAGAGTTATGGAAGAGTCGGGTGTCTATTCAGACTGGACAACTGCTAACTTTACAATAGGAGTATTGACACAAGAACCGCCAAGAATAGTAAGTCCTTTAGGGGACTATGTAAAAAACGGTGCACCTACCACTTTTGAGTGGGACTTTATCGCAGGGACGACTGAAGAACAAAAAGCCTTTGAAATTGAAGTCGTCTTACCAACTGAAACAAAGAAATTCAGTGGACAAAGCACAGAGACTAAATTCACTACGGACTTAGGTATAAAAGACTCAATCGTAGTCTATTGGAGAATTAGAGTTCAAAACTCCTTTGATGAGTGGTCAGAGTGGACGGACAGGGTATCTTATCAGACTATAGGAGTGCCACCTGCGCCGCAAATTATAAGCGTAGAAAATAACAACCGCCCTTTAGTACAGTGGACTTCAAGAGAACAGGAGTCTTACCAACTGCAAATAGAAAAAGTAGACGGCGAAGTAGTCTTTAAAACAGACTCAATCCTTGGGGCGACTGTGAGAGAATACAAAGTAAAAGAAGTGCTGCCAAACGGCAAGTATGTCTTTGTCTTAAAAGTTACAAACTCTTACGGGATAGAGTCACAGCCTATACGCTTTACACACATAATAGATCCGGCACCAATTTCAAAGCCGACTGTCAGACTTTTTAAGTCTGATTTTTTTGTGCAAATAGAGTCAGACACTTTGGAAGGCGAAGTGCTGAGAGATGATAAGGTAATAGGCTACCTGAAACAAGGGGAATTTAGAGATTATACTGGGGCAAATTACAAGACCTATATCTATCAAGTAAGAACCTTTGACAAAGACGTAATGGCGGTAAGTGACAAAGTCGGCGGAGTAACTGAGTTTGGAGAAGTAAACACATTAGCTGCTATAGACGACTTGAGCAATTGTTTTAAGATTGAATTTAATCTTGAAAACTCCGTGCAAAAGACACTTGACTACAACATAAAGGGATCGGAGATAGAGCTTGAAGGTATGAAGTATCCTTTCATCGAGTTTGGAGAACATGCCGCAGCAGGTCTTTCTCTTGAATTTTTTGTAGACACCATAGAAGAAGTCAGAGAACTTAAAAAGCTCATAGACAGAAAAAAGGAGTTTCTACTTAGAGAAAGCAGAGGAAGCAATTTTCAAGGTGTACTCTTCGGCTTTAACAGTGAGTACAATACCTTCGGCTACAAAGTATCATGCACTATGACTATTACGGGTGAAGACTATGAGTAGCAGAGAAATAGCTTTCAGATATGAGCTTTTAAATAGAATGGACTTGGTAAAAGGGGAAATTGATGTGCTAAGTGCTTCAATTTCCTTTAACTCCTTGGCGGAGATAAAAAGGACTGCTTCTTTTGAAGTGAGAGAAAACACTGCACAGGAAATAGACTACCTAAACGACAGAATAAGACCGATAGTAATTTTAAACGGCAAGGAATATCCAATGGGGATCTTTCTCATACCTTCACCGCAAAGAGCGAAAAAGCAAGAAGGGATCATAAGATCCATAGAAGCATACGACAAAGGACAGATCCTGAAAGAAGACAAGCTTTTAGACAGGCTTTTTATAAAGAAAGGCACCAAGTACACCACTATAATCACTCAAATAATAAACAGCGCCGAGATCTACAATGTAAGCATCGAGCCGACAGACCTTTTCTTAAAGAGGGATAGAGAGTTTGAGCCTGGTCTCAGTAAGCTAAGTGTAGTCAATACTTTACTTACTGAGTGCAACTATACGTCGCTATATACAGACGGTATGGGAATAGTAAGAGCGGACAACTACGTGCTTCCGACTTTCAGACGAGTGACACAGAGATACAACGATTATGAAATTTTAAATCCTGAAAACCTAAAGGTCAGCAACTCCACAGTGGACGAGCTTGACCTTTTTAATATTCCTAATATCTGGGTAGTGGTGGCTTCCAATGCGGAAAACAAGTCTTTAAAAGCAGTGTATAAAAATGAAAGTCCTACAAGTCCCACATCACTGCCAAACAGAAACAGGAACATAGTGGACTATAGGACAGTATCGGATATAGCAGACCAAGCGACTTTGAAAAACTACGTTAAGAGGCTTGCATACAACACCACAAACCAATATAGAAAAGTAAGCTTTGAAACATTAATAAATCCTAAACACTCCTATTCAGACTGTATCTTGATAGAAGACAAGAAGCTCGGCATTAATGCAAAGTATATTGAGACAAGCTGGAGCTTTAGCATGAAAGTAGGGGAGAAGATGAAACATCAGGGAAGGAGAGTAATTCAGATATGAATAAAATGGCAACGGTGGTGGGCTTTTTTGAAGACAGTAAAGCCGCAAAAATTCAATTTGACGGAGAAGAAAAGCCTGCTGAAAAAGAATATCCTTATTTAAGTTCCTATTCTCCTAAGCTTGATGACAGAGTCTTTTGTATGGAATTTGGAGATTCTTTCATCATCATGGGGGAAGTAAATTTTCAGACAGAACCTTTCAGCCTGGACAATACTTTCACTGAAAATTTAAAGCCGATAAAAAACGACTTGAAAGCAACTAAAGATGACTTGACGACTGCAAAATCCAAGCACGATACAGATATACAAGGATTGACGAAAAAGCTCACCGACACAAAAACGGAGCTGAGTAATTCTATATCGCAAACAAATAACAGCGTAAGCAATTTAAGTTCAAGCTTAAACAGCGTAAAAGGCGACTTAAGCACTGCAAAAAACGATATATCGAACGTGAAAAAGACCGCCGATGAAGCGAGTACAAAATCTGTTAATAACTCACACGATATATCAACAAATCAATATAAAATCTCATCAAATGCGGACGCCATAAAAAAAGTAGACTCAAGAGTGGATGATGTTTTGAAAAAAGATACATTCGACACTTTAAAAGTCACGAGATATGTAGGCTTCTTTGGAGCATCCGCAACATCAAAAAGGAATGTCTATACAGTATCTAATACATCAGACGTAAGCTCTGTAGGATCTAAACTCAACGAGCTTATAAACGCTCTTAGGAACTACGGCTTAGTATAAAGGGGTGGTAAATTGGAAAACATATATAACTTGGTTTTAGACTTAAAACAAAATATCAAGCACACGGAAATAGTGATCCCGCAGTTGGATAACAACACGCACAAATTCAACATGAAAGTGACTCAAAACGGCAACGACTATGTCTTTGAAGATGACATCACATCAGAGCTTGCAATCCTTAAGACGGACGGCAACTTCGTAGTTTTGCCGACACAAAAAACTGGCTCAACTTATATAGCTACATTAACGGAGCAAGCACTTACAACTTCCGGAATTACAAAAGCTGAACTACGCTTTAAGAAAGGTGACGAGCTGTTGACTTCAACGCAATTCAGCTTTCTTGTAAGAGAAGTAATAGTATCTAACAAACACATAGAGTCCACATCAGTTTACAAGGCCTTAGATGCTTTACTTGCGAAGTCCGAAGAACTGACAAAGAAGATGGACGAAGGAATTAAGTCTTTAAGTAATGTAGATGCACTGAAAGCGGAACTAAGCGAAATCAATGCACAGATAATCTCTGCTAAAAATGAGCTGACTCAAAATGTAGCTGTAGCAAATGAGAAAGTTGAAGAGTTGAAAACAGCCACAGCAACCGCAAATACCGCAGTAGAGAACTTCAACAAAGAAAAATCAAACATTGATAATTTAAACGCTTTAGTAAATAGTGCAAGTGCCTTAAACAACTCTTTGAGGGACTTAAACGCAAGTATCACGGAAGGGAAGCAGACCAAAACAGACCTTGACGGCTCAATAGCAACTGCAAAAGACACAATGACAAACCTTGACAGCTCAATCTCCACAGGTCAAGGACTTAACGACAGCTTATTTTCAAAGATACAAAGTGCTACTACTGTAGACGGAGCTATCAAATCTAAGATGGATACGGTTCAAGGGTGGATTGACAATCCTCAACAGTTTAAAGGAGATAAGGGCGACCGAGGAGACGTTGGACCTAAAGGCGAAACTGGCGACCCTGGACCAAAGGGTGACCCTGGCAAAACTGGAGTAATTGGACCACAAGGACCACAGGGCGAACCGGGACCTATGGGGCAAGGTCTGACAATTTTAGGCAGAGTAAGCTTAACTACTGACTTACCTTCTGTTGGAGACAATGGTGATGCTTACTTTGTAGGCACGCACCTTTATGTATGGACAGGCTCAAAGTGGGAAGACATGGGCGAAGTCAAAGGCGACAAGGGTGACACTGGCCCACAAGGGCTAAAAGGCGAAGATGGGAAACAAGGACCACCTGGACCAAAGGGCGAAGATGGTAAGCCTGGAGTTGATGGGCGACAAGGAATTGACGGCAAGCCTGGCAAAGACGGAGTGTCAGTCACTCACTCTTGGAATGGGAGCACTTTAACAGTCACAAGTGCAAGTGGTACAAGTTCTGTTGACTTAAAGGGTCCTAAAGGAGATAGAGGACCAACAGGACCGAAAGGAGACCCTGCAACAAATTTAGTTAAGAGCGTACAAGGCAAGACAGGCGATGTAATGCTGACTAAAGAAGATATCACAGCTTTAGGAATACCTGCACAAGACTCTGTCTATGACGATAGAGCTATTAAGGCGGATATAGGGAAGAAAGCATACAAGACAGAACTTCCTACAAAGCTATCAGACCTTGCAGAGGACAGCACACACAGGACAGTCACGGACAGTGAAAAAAGCACTTGGAGTGGAAAGCAAGACAGAATGACAAAAGAAAGCGTAAAGGCTTTAGGCTTTCCTGAACATGTAGTCTTGACACAGGCACAGTATGACGCTTTGAGTTCTACACAAAAAGCTGACAGCACAGTCTTTTACTATATTAAGAAGTAGGTGCAGTATGGATACTACGACTACAGGAAAGATATGCAATGGCGGAAATGAGATATCCTTTATCAGAAACGGTGAAAGCAAAGGCACAGGGGAAACTGTAAACCTGTTAAGAAGTGGTGAAAAGTTTACAGCGACAGCATCATCTACTTTAAACGCCTTTACGGTAGATAAAATTTATGACGGAAATAAGACTGACAATAACGGCAGATGGGTAAGTGCAAACAGCGATACAACACCGACAGTAACAATAAAATTTGAAAACCAAGTTACAGTCAACTATGTGTATATCAAAAATGGATATAACAGTGAATTTGCAAAGAGTGTAAAGATATTTGCTGACAACACTCTTGTAGGAGATTTCACTTATGGAGTAGCGGAGAAAACATTCAACTTAAATAACAAGACTTGTAAAGAATTGAAATTTGTTTTTGATAAAGGCGGATACAGCATAGTTAGAATTTTTGAAATTGAGATTTATGGGACTTCGGGCAGTAATGTTATTTGGAGAGGCGAGCCGTCAAAGGTTAATCCCACGATAGTCTCCGACAGCTACATGATTAATCTGACCAAACCACATGAAAAAGATTATAACTTTTATAATTTTACGACAGAACTAAATAAAATAACATACTACGCAAACGGCAACACTTACTTGCTCTTTGATTTAGAGGGCTTTAATGATAAGTATGTCATAAAGTGGTTGGGCGATTATACCATTCGCGGCAATGTAGATTTCAGAAAGACAAATTTTAAAATTCTAAATTATAGCGACAAGGCTTTGATTTCAGACATGACTACACAAGTGAAAAACGGTTCTAATTTCAGTGCGGAAAATGGTGAGTTATTTATAAATTCAGGAGTTGACAACCCTGCAGGTAGTAAGTACACGCTTTTTGTTTTTTATAACTGTAAAATTACGTTTACTTATATACACAAAGGTTACGTTTAATTAGGAGTGATAAATTGAAAATATTAAAATACGAAAGCTTCGGCAAAGATACAATCGTGTCTATACTTTTTGATGACGGCACACATAATGCCACAAAGATAATAGACAACACACGACCGAAAGAAGAAATCTTAAAAGACGCATACATCATACTTAAAAACATTGAGCGATACCCTTATACGGGTGATACACAAGATTTGGAAGATTTGATACTGCCTACTCCTACTCCAACTTTTATGGAAGTGGACTTTTACGACTTTAAAGGTAAAGCCTACGACCAATACGGAGAAGAAATACAGGCGGACATAACCTTTGAGATACAAGGAACGGACAAGGCAAGAATTGAAAATGGAAAGCTAATCACGGAAGAAGTTCAGGAAGAAACTTCTTTTTTTATTGTGGCTAAGTGTGGAACTCTTGAAGAAAGACAAGAGAGGACTTTATATCCATACATTGAGCCTACTCCTCCCGATACTGTATCAAGGGCAGAGTATGAGGAGCTAAAACGTGCTTTGGAGATTGCTTTGGGAGGTGCTGAATGAATTTAGAGGAAAGAGCAAAAGCTTTTAGAGCGGAGTTTGAGTCGAGTAAGGAAGTGGCAAAAAGCTACCTAAAGGCTGTGGACATGTCCGAAGACGACTTGTCAAAAATCATAAGTCTATATGACGAGTGGGCGGTTGGTATTGCCGTGAGTGTAGGGGAAAGATACCAAAAAGACGGCAAGCTGTATGAGGTAGTACAAGGTCACACTACACAGGCGGACTGGACACCCGACAAAGTACCTGCACTTTTTAAAGAGGTAGTACCGTCTAAAGACGAGAGCGGAACGGAGATAGTCCCTGAGTGGAAACAGCCCACGGGAGCACATGACACTTACAAAAAAGGCGATAAGGTGACTTTTAAAGGCAAGACTTATGAAAGTTTAATCGATGCAAATGTATACAGTCCGAGCGATTATCCGCAAGGTTGGAAAGAGATATAAGGGGTGACTATGGAATTCAAGACAGTAGAAGAGCTTTACACAACCCTTGGCATCACGGGGGCGATAGTCGTCGTCTTCTTAGGTGTCTTTGTCTACATGATAGTGCAAAATGACAAGCGAAGAAGCGTAGAGATGGGAAAGATTATAGACCGCTTGGGGGACTTGAAAAGCAATGACACGAACTTCGAAAGTGCCATGCAGAATTTATCCGCCGCAGTTAAGGAACTTTCCGAGACAAATAAGATTGTTGCTGACACGGTAAATAAACTTGACTATTACAACCGTGATTTAAACCGCAAGCTTGAAAAGCACGATGAGAAGTCGGACAAGATTATTGATATTTTAAGGAGGTGAGTAAATGAAATTTAAATATAAGCCGATAAAATACAACTCCTCATCAAGGGAAAATACGAAAATTGAGTGGATTGTAATACATGACACAGCCAACTCAAATCCTGGTGCAGATGCAGAGGCGCACTTTAGATATTTTTTAAGCAAACGAAAGGCAAGTGCACACTACTTTGTAGACGATAAAGGAATTATCCAAATCGTGGGTGACAGTCGGGCGGCTTGGCATTGCGGAGAAAATCAAGGCTATGGTAGAGCCTTGAATGGCTGCACAAATAGCAATTCAATCGGGATTGAACTTTGTATCAATTCTGACGGAGACTATGAGGCGGCTTATAAAAATTTAGTAGAGTTGACTAAAAATTTGATGAAGAAATTTAATATTTCTATTGAAAAGGTGTGCAGGCACTATGACGTGTCAAGAAAGATATGCCCCGGATCCTTTTTTGATAAAGGACTGTGGGAAAAGTTTAAGGCGGAGATTGGAAAGCCTGTGGAATGGACGATTGACCTGTCAAAGGACTCTACCTTCGGAGAAAAGGAGAGTGCTGCTGTGCCTGATGTTACAAAAGATACTTCAGACTGGGCGGAGGATGCCTGGAAGTGGGGAGTTGAAAAAGGTCTGACAGACGGAACAAATCCGCAAGGTGCTTGTACGAGAGAACAAGTAATCACTATGCTTTATCGTGCCTTGGGAAATGATAAGGCTGTAGAAAAGCCTGATGTGAGTGGTACTGCAAAGGCAAGACACTTCACAATGGGGGACTATGAGATTATAGAAACAACTGCGGATAATATTAGGATTGAAAGGACTTCTCTCAAGCCTTTGTCTGTAGATGGGATAAACGGAACTTTTTATAACTTAAAAGGTAGTGAAATTTACGGACTTGCCATGCAAGATGGCAAAGAGATAGAAACTAACAGCTATGTGACAAATTTCCACAGCCTAAAAAGAGGCACGATTTATTATGATGGCAAGTCTTTGCACCACGACATGGTCTATAATGCGAAGACTGAAATAAAAGACTTTATCAAGTGGGCTATAAGTGGGATCTCACTTTATCCAACATATGACTCGAAGTCGGAAGGCTTTATAGGTCCTTATGCCGATGTGCTTAGGGCAACCAAACACACCGCACTTGGCTACAAAGGAGACAAAGTTTATCTAATTGCGAGTGGCAAATCCTTAACGCTTGAAAATTTTAGAAATGGCTTGTTAAACAGCTCTATAAGCTTTGATGGCTTGATAAATTTAGACGGTGGCGGCTCCACACAGATGAGTTTTGGCGGTAAAAAGCTCATCTCTTCTGTAAGAGCACTAAACCACTGTATAAGGCTTTTAAACATTTAGTAAGGTAATTGCATTAAGACGATAAAAAAGGCTCAGAGGACTTGGATAGGAGTTAGTTTTTGTGAAAATTTCTATAAAGCACAAACCACGGTGTGAGGAAAGACCTTGGCTTATAGCTGTAGAGGGCGGAGAGTACTCTCAGCATGCCCACATGAGGACGAGGGATGATGCTTTGAAGGTGAGGGCACTGATAGATGCCTGGAGATACCCTTACTGCCGTGAGTATAAAGTGGCAATGCTGCGACTGTTGGGAGAAGAGGAATTTAAGACATTGAAAAAGAGAGAAAGATATATCAACTCTCAGAAAGGGGTAAGACGATGAGTAAAGACGATTTAACGAGAAAGCTTTCAAGTAGAAAGTTTTGGGCATGTGTGACAGCTGTTGTGGTGTCACTTATAGCTTTTACAAAGGCAAGTCCGGAGACAGTTGAAAGAATTGTGGCTTTAATAGCTGCTGTGGGTGGTCTTTGCATATACATGCTTTCAGAGGGCATGGCAGATGCAAAGCCTGAAAGCACCACGATACACGTGAATACTGAAGACTTGAAAGAAGATGAAGGGGACATGTGATCCCCTTCTTTTTTTTGTGCAGAAAATTAAAAAAGTGCCGCCACGTATGGCAAACACTTAGTCGCAAGTGGCTTCCGTAGAAGTGCCACTGCTGGTCAAGAACAGTATATAAAAAATTTAAAATTTTTCCAAAATATTTTTATAAAATTGCATAAATTTATTTGACATTTTATACTACCGATAGTATAATAATAGGTGAAGGGGGGGATATGAAATGGTAGAAAAGTTAATAGCTTTAGCAATTTTAATTTTATCTATTAGGCAGTTGCTACTACAAAATAAAAAAACTGCCCTGGAAATCAAAAAGCTAAAGCTACAAATTAGAAAACTTAAGAGAGGGGATTAACCCCATCTCTTAAGTAAATTCTACCATTAGTAATATGTTAAATCAAATTATAGATGTCTTGCTCATATTGGCAGTAATTACTATCATTCTGCTTTACGTGAGACTAAAAAAACTGACTAAAGAAAAAACGATGCTTGAAAAAGATTTGAAGGAGGTTAGAAAAAGAATTGAATGACCGCAACCCTCAAACAGAGGCCAATAAGAGGTGGCAAGAGAAGAACAGAGAGAGGACAAGATATTTAAGAAATAGAAGCACCGCAAGAAACTTCATAAAAAAAGATGCGACTGAAGAAGACTTGCAAGAGTTAGAAAGTTTAATAGAAGATAAAAGAAGTAAATAAAAATTTTTAGGAGGACATTATGAAGAAGGAATTATTAACAGCTGAAAGCTTAGTATCTACTGAATTTGACAAGGCAAATAATAGGTATTACCTTGACTTTGAAATTGGTAAAAAGATTGTAAGCATATACGTAAACTGCGATAACTACGAAAGTGCAGAAAGCGACGAAGACTATTTTGTAGATGAAGAAAACTTAAAAAGAGCAGTAGAGGAAGCAGCATACGACGGACAGCTTGAAGAGGAAGAGTAAGGAGATTTCCTTACCTCCTCTCTTTAAGGGGAGAATAGATGGATAAAAAATTACAAGCTCCATATCGAAAAATGGATCAGAAAATTTTAGGGCATAAATTCGGCAGGCTCACACCGATAAAAAGACTTAATTTTGATGGTGGCTATTCAAGGTACCTTTGCAAGTGCGACTGTGGAAAAGAGACAGAAGTATTAGGAAGTCATCTATTAATGGGATGGGTAGTATCCTGCGGATGCTATCACGATGAAGGGTACAAAGACTTCGACAAGATACAGCACTTGGGGACAGAAAAGCTACAGTCCAAAAGGGTAGAAGGCACAAGCCTTTACGGTATGCAGATGAAGACACCTGTCACAAATAAAACTGGTGTAAAAGGTGTTAGCTACATGAAAAGCAAAGGGAAGTACCGAGCCTACATCCAATTCAAAGGCAAGTCTATCCATTTGGGAGTCTTTGACACCATCGAAGAAGCGGCGGAAGCAAGGAAAAAGGGGGAGGAAAAATATTTTCATCCAATTTTGAAAAAATATGAAGATAAGAAATAAAATAGGAGCGGATGTACCAATGTCCGCTCCTAAATATTTGCTGATGTGAGCAATTACGAATTTCTCGTCAACAGCATTATATCACGGTAAAAAGAGGGAGTCAAAACAATGAAAAGCCACCATCTTTTTTATGCAAATGTTGGTAACCTGTTGGTAACGTGTTGGTAACCAAGTTGTAAAAGTGTGTAAAACTGTGTAAAAGTAATAAAAAAAAGAGCGTAATTTTTTAACGAACTACGCTCTTTTTGTTTTAAAAATGCAGATTTTGTAAAAGTGTGTAAATCTGTGAAAACCTTGGTGCGGAGAAAGGGACTTGAACCCTCACGCGTTTTCACGCACATGCCCCTCAAACATGCCTGTCTGCCATTCCAGCACCTCCGCTAAAAAAAGACTTCCTAATGGAAGTCTGTGGTGCCCAGAGCCGGAATCGAACCAGCGACACGAGGATTTTCAGTCCTCTGCTCTACCGACTGAGCTA